TAAATCGCGATAATAACGGCTTCCTCGTGACGCACGCAGCGTTCCAGGATGCGCTTGTGCGTAAGGTCGGTATCATTAAGGCGTTTTGGGATGACCGAACTGAATTCGAAACGCATAATTTCACTGGCTTAGATGATGAAGCGCTTGCGAAGTTGATGGCCGATGATAGTGTTGAAGTTAATGTTTTACAGTCAGAGACTATTGGGGAGCCAAGTATAGATGAGATGGGGCAGATGGTCATGCCGCCACAAGTTCATGCTGTACAAGCGACGTACTCGCGTCCGAATGGCCGCGTTAAAATCGAAGCTGTTCCGCCGGAAGAATTCTTAATTTCCCGCGAAAGTAAGTCGATCCGTGAATCAGATTATGTCGGTCATCGTCGAGTGCTGACAATATCTGAGCTAGTGCAGATGGGTTATGACGCTGATTTATTTGAAGATGTAGGCAGCGTTCACGATGACATGGAAATGAACATTGAGCGCACGACACGTAACCCGGCATTGCAAAACGAAATGAACCAGCGTGACGATGATGCTATGCGCAAGGTTCTGTATGTGGAATCGTATATACGTGTCGACTTTGATCAAGACGGCATTGCGGAACTCCGGAAAATTTGCACTGCTGGTAGTTCAAATAAAATCATTATGAATGAGGCTGTCGACATCGCCCCGTTTTGCTCATTTTGCCCAGATCCAGAAGCGCACGATTTCTTTGGCATGTCGGTAGCTGATTCAGTTATGGATATTCAGCGCATCAAGTCATCTGTCATGCGCAACACTCTTGATAGCTTGGCGATGTCTATTCATCCGCGTTTGACGGTCACTGAAGGTATGGTGTCTATAGAAGACGCAATGAATACTGAAGTGGGCGCGATTATTCGTCAGCGAGCACCAGGTCAGGTGCAAAGTCTGTCTATGCCGTTTGTTGGGCAGCAAGCGTTTCCTGTCCTGCAGTACTTAGACGAAGTTAAAGAGGCGCGCACGGGTATCACGAAAGCTTCGCAGGGTCTGGACAGCACTGCTTTGCAGTCAACTACTGCCTCGGCGGTAAACGCGACTGTTACGCAAGCGCAGCAGCGCATTGAGCTGATTGCTCGAATATTTGCCGAAACGGGCATGAAGGATCTTTATACGATGATCCTGAAGCTTATCGTGAAGCATCAGGACCAGCCGCGTATGGTCCGGTTCAATGAAAATTTCCAACAAATCGATCCGCGCGCATGGAATGCCAATATGGACGTTTCTGTTAATGTTGCGCTTGGACGCGGCACGGATCAAGATCGCATGGCGATGCTTATGCAACTAGGAAACATGCAAAAAGAAGCGGTGCAGCAAATGGGTCCAATGAACCCAATTACTGACATTGCTAAACTAACAAACACAATGCGTGAGTTTGCAAACCTGGCTGGGTATAAAGACGCAAGCATGTTCTTTAATGATCCGGAAACCTATCAGGCGCCTCCGCCGCAGCCGCCAAAACCAGATATTAATGAGCAGCTTATTGCGGTGCAGATACAAGAGATCCAGGCAAACATGCAGAAGAAAGCTGCGGAATTGCAGATTGAGCAGGAACGTATCCGCATGGAAGATGACCGCAAGCGCGATGAGCTTGATGCGGAGCTATTTATGAAAGCAGCGGAAATGCAGGCAAAATATGGCACTCAAATGGATGTTGAAAAGATAAGATCTGAAATGCAGATCAATCGCGAGGTCTTGAAGGCACAAAGCGACGTTATAAAAGGTTCCTTAGATGACTAACTTACAAAAGGTTATTGACGATGGTACCAAAGCGCGACGTCTTCTTGAAGACAGCGATTTATTAGAATTCTTGGCGGAAGTAGAGGACGGCTGCGTGATGCAGTGGAAGACTACAAAGCCGGATGATCAAGCCAACAGAGAAATGGCTTATGCAAAATTGCTTGGTGTACAAATGGTAGAATCTTTCCTGAAGGCAAAGGTGGATTCAGCCACTATTGCCTTAAATCGCAAATGATAGCATAATACGGAGAGACTTATGGCAGAAACCAGTAACCCACAAGGGATTGGATTGTCAGAGGCACAAAATGCAATCAGCGCCATGCTGGCACCCCAAGAGGATAATGTCGAGGCAGCTGAAGCAGCATCTGAACCAACAGAAGAGCTTGTAGAGGATTTTGAGGAAACTCAGGAATACGAAGCAAGCGAAGAAGTTGACGAAGAGGTCACTGAGTACGAAGAAGCTGAAGGTGAGTACGACGACCAATCTTTTGACATAATGTCGCAAGTGGTGGCATTAGACGGTGAAGAGAAAACGGTTGAAGAGCTTAAACAAGGCTACCTCAGGCAAGGTGATTATACCCGTAAGACCCAAGCGTTGGCGGAAGAGCGTAAAGCTTTTGATGCTGACAAAGACGCGGTCTACAACGAACGAGCGCAGTATGCTCAACTTTTACCCGCGTTAGCGGCAAAGATTGAGTCAATGGCAGAACCTGAGCCGGATTGGGATAAACTGTATGATACAGACCCCGTTTTGGCGCAAAGGGCAGAGCGTAAGTATAACCAGCAAAAGCAGGAGCGAGAGCAACAGCTTGCGGCTATACGAGAAGAACAATCACGCGTGCAGCGTGAAGAACAGCAACGCGTCCAGCAATTGGAGGCGAAATATGAAGCAGAGCAGAGAGATCTTATTCCTCAGATAATCCCAGAGTGGAAAAATCAGGATGTAGCATCTCAAGAGGCTTTAGAACTGCGCAATTACCTTCTTGATCAGGGGTTTGTTGACGCAGATATCCAAGGTCTAAAAAACGCAATGCTCATTAAGATGGCGCGACAATCCATGTTGTACGAACGTGGAACCGCAAAATTGAAAAAGCAAAGGGTGAAGCCAAAGGCAAGCACAAAGAAACCTTTGCGAGCTGGCACAAGTTCAGGGCGCCCAATGTCAAAGCCTCGTGGTAAAGCTGAAATTCAGCGTGTTCAACAAACTGGCCGACTCCAAGATGGAGTGGCTGCAATTCGAAAAATGTTACCTTAGGAGGCCATTATGGCAATCGTAGCAAATACATTTACATCGCACAGCGCGATTGGTATTCGTGAGTCACTCGCGGATGTCATTTCCAGCATTTCCCCAGAAGAAGTGCCGGCACAATCTAACCTTGGCTCAGAGAGCGTTTCTAACACTTATTTTGAGTGGCAAACAGATTCTTTGGCCGCTGCTTCAACCACAGCGAGAATAGACGGAGACGATGTCTCGTCATTCGATAGTACAAGCGCGACCACCAGAGTCGGCAATTATACTCATATTCTTCGCAGAACAATGATCATTGCGGACAACCTTGGTTCACAAGACCTTGCCGGAAGAAATGACGAATACGCGTACCAAATCGCTAAGCGTGGTAAAGAGCTTCGCCGCGATATTGAAAAGACGATCCTGGATAATAATGCCCAGGTGGCCGGGAACTCATCTACAGCTCGTGAAACAGGCGGCATTGGCGCTTGGATCGCGACAAACGAGAACGTCGGTACAGGCGGTGGCTTAACAACTGGCGACGGTACGACAGCTCGTACAGATGGCACGCAACGCGACTTGACTGAAGCGATGGTTAAGGACGCAATGCAGCAGGCCTTCACAACAGGCGGTCAGCCAAGCATCTTGATGGTTGGTCCGCACAACAAAACTGTCGTGTCAGGTTTTGCAGGTATCGCGGCACAGCGTTACCAGGCGCCATCAGACGGTCCAACCACGATAATTGGCGCTGCTGACGTATATTTGTCCGACTTCGGGACTCTCAATGTGGTAGCTAACCGTTTTCAGCGTGAGCGTGACGCTCTGCTACTCGACCCAGAATATGCGTCTGTCGCAAACCTACGTCCAATTCAGACAGTAGAACTTGCGAAAACAGGCGATGCTTCTAAAGCCATGATTCTCTGGGAAGGGGGCTTAAAGGTACTTAACGAGGGCGCACACGCCATCGTGGCGGACCTGAACGTATCATAAAAGATCAGGGCGGCTTCGGTCGCCCTTTCACTTTGAGGGGCAAATGAGACGATTATTTGATAAAGATCCTATGACAGGAATAACTCGCTATTGGCACATGCGTGACAATGGCGAATTTGTTATTGAGACACAGCAAGACGTTCGCGCGCTAATAGAAATGAACAAGCGGGATCAAAACAACCAGCAAGATGGTTGGGGTGATGGGCGCCACGTCGCAAGACTTCCGTTAAACGTTCTTTACGATTTGAAGCGGAAGGGCATTCTTGATGATCCGAAAGCATTCATGAAATGGTTAAGCGACAGGGATCAAGGTAGTTGGCGCACGAAGACCGGTAGATTAATATAGCGGTGCGTGGTATTCTTTGCCTAACTGATAGGACATATTATGGCGATTACAACATACTCTGAGCTAAAGTCTAACGTGGCCGACTGGCTGCTACGCGACGATTTGACATCGGTCATTCCGACGTTCATCTCATTGGCGGAGAGCCAGATTAATCGCGACGTCCGCGACCACCGCATGGTAAAGCGCGCGACGGCGGAAGTTGACACGAAATACTTCTTGAAGCCGTCAGACTGGCTGGAGACGATCCGCTTTCAGCTTAACACGACGCCAATTGCGACGCTTTTGTTTGTTACGCCGGATCAGGCATCCGAGGAGCAGATTAAGTTTACCGCGTCTGGTAAGCCGAAATACTTTACCAACGTGGGCACGCAGATCGAAGTCGTTCCGACGCCAGACGCCGTATATACTGGCGAACTGATGTACTACGCGAAGGTGCCTGCACTTTCAGATAGCACAACGGAGAACTGGCTGCTAAGCTCTGCACCAGACATCTACCTGTACGGCACGCTAATGCAGGCGGCGCCGTATCTTAATGACGACGGGCGCATTGCCGTGTGGCAGGGCTTGTACCGTCAAGGCGTTGAGACGCTGAAACTGCAAGACGAGAGATCGCGCATCGGATCGTCTAGCCTGAGAATGCGCCCACGCGCGATAGCATAGGAGCTTGAAATGAGTTTTACTGACTACCTTGAGGACAAAATCCTTGACCACGTATTCGGCGGCAATGCGTACACTGCGCCGTCTACTTTATACGTTGGCTTACACACATCCGCGTCTAGCGATAGCG